TCTGTTAGTGTGTAGATTTTTACTTTTCTCATATTGTAAATATACTAAAACTTTTGGTAAATGCAAGTGATTACCTCACCGTTTCCCCGAAAGTTTTAAACTTTCGAGTACTCTCCTTCACGGAGATAGTCGTTGAACGTTCTTCCCTATTTTCATAGTAGGAAGCTTCGCTGCTGATTACCCAATCCTAGTCTCTTTCACTATGCTGAAGTCATTACTGCTTCAGGGAGTGTACTAGGCTCTAAGGGCGTTCCAGTCAATTAGATGAGTACAGGCAAACGTTCACCTATTGTTTTAATCTTCTGACCTACGATATGTCCATCATCCTCGATTGTCTCACTGTGAGTGATGTAGAATATTTTAAGGTCATTACGAAGCTTACGAGCAGTAGTAAGCATGTTAGTTACGTCCTTTGCCAAGTTTACAAACTTACCGAAGCCTACTTCGTTTGCCTTCTTCATCATGAGGAATGACATAGAGTAGATAGCATCATCCATTACGATGTTCTTAATGTGTGACGCTTTCTCGCTAATCTGTTGTAACAAAGTTGTAATTTGGTTGATGTCGTCTACTTCCATGTAATTCTTAGATTCTAGGTTGTAGAGTTTCTCAGCTCCTTTGAAAGGCAATTCTTTCCGTGCTACGTTAATAATAAAGGTTTCTTTGGGGTCTAAGGTTCTTACAGAGGTGGATTTACCAGTGCCTGAAGGACCTACAATTGCGATTAGTTTTGATGACATATTATTCTTTAATTTATTTTGTTTTCTTCTATGTTATCTACAATATCACTAGGTGTATCCCAACCAAAGTTGGCTACAAAGTGTACTGCTGCTTGGAAACAATTAATAATACTTTTCTCTGGATTCTCAAGAAGTTCTTGTCTCATAGCTTCATTGCTAAATAGTTCTTCTGATACCCAAAGAATAAAATCATTCTCTTGTTCTGTTGTCCAGGTATGTTTCTCATACCAATCTTCTTCTTGGAAGTCTATGCTATCATAATCTACGTTGATTACTTCACACATCTTCCTTAGTAATTGTACTAAATAAGGGTTCTTTTCTTCTTCAATCATTTGTTTTTAGTTTATCTACTTAAAAAGGATTCATAATGTCTAGCTGTAGGGCTATTCATCTCTTGGGGTCTAGGTAACTCATCAAACTCTCCGTTAGCTCCGTTAAAGTAAAGTCCTATGCTTGAATTTTCTAAGCCATAGTATCGGTCTTTTAAGAACTTTAGGGATCTGTATTTATTACCTAGTAATGATACATCATAGCCGTTGTGTGTGGCTATGTTGTATCTAGCAGGACTAAACAAACCCATTACTATCTCGTAGTCTTGGTGTACACCTTTATTGATGTGAAGTTCCTCCATTGAAGGTTCTAACTTCTCTTCCATAAGTTGACCTTTGTAGGTGTAGGTTTGTTTTTCTGATGCAGGGGTTTGTTGGTGTACGATTACATTAACCATCTTGTAACGCTTAGAGAATACGTCAAGAACATAATCCTTAATCATAAAGTCAAAGGTTTGATAAGATGATAACTTCATCTTAGTATCAGGAGCAACCTCATTAGATAGAAGACTGATGTGGTCTAGTACAAAGAATACCCACAAATCTTCTGACTTATACTTATATCCCGATACTATACGCTTGCCTTCTTCTATCTCTTTGTAGGTGTACTCTCCTACTTCTGGATTCTCAAAGAATGCTTTTACGTACTTTGAAATACCCGTAGGATTCCTGATATAATCTATTACCTCTACAATCTCCTCTAATCTTTGAATGAACGTTTCTGCTTGCTTAATCTTTTCTAGTAACTCAGAGTTTACTGTGAACTTACCAGTAGACTTAAGTTGCTGTACAGTTATTGTTATCTTATATTTCTCATACATATAGATAGATATAAAAGACAGCCAAAAGTCTGTAGCACTTTCTTCTAAAGCAAAATAGAAAATCTTAGGTTTGATTCCACTATTGGATAGTCTAACCTGCTTATAGATGTTTAAGATAGTCATGTATTTAGCAAACTTTGACTTACCTACACCTGATGCAGCTGTTAAACAAGTAATAGATCCCTTAGTAAACCCTCCGTAGTGTTCAGCTAAGCGAGGAAATGGAGGAGGAATAGAAGTTAAGCCTCCTGTCTCTTTTAATGTTTTATTGTGCTCAATCTGAGCTAAGATTTTCTCAAAGCTCATAATTAAAGGATTTGATGACTGTTGTAAGCAGGTCCTGAGCCATTTTTAAGTTCTTCACACCACTTGGCTAAGTCGCTTTGGTCTACACCATCTACCTTCTTAAAAATAAAATAACCACACTCTCTTATGTATTTAATAGAACCTTGTTGCTTCATATAACTAATACATAAATCTGTGGCTTGTGAAATCTCTTCTAGAGTATAATCATACTCAGAAAGAAATTTAATTAATCGTTTTACTACACTAGACTTATCTGTGGTTTTACCTGAGATACCTAAGTTCTTAGCACTAAATTTGGATATGAAATCCCCCAACCAAGTCGAGGGAATCACAATACCCTTATTATTACTATGTTTAGGTTCGTCAATAAAAATTTCCTTCAGACTTTGTTCTTTTAAAGAACCTGGGACTCTACTAACTTGTAGTTTTCCTAAGACTTCTTCTGCATCGGCTTCTTCTAGTGCTTTAGGTGTCCAACTATAAGTTGTTCCGTTAAACAGAAGCTTTTCTTCGTAGATCCACTTGTCGATTAATTTTTCTTCTTTAGCTATTGCCCAAAGAACCTCGTAAAATGTCTTCTTCATCTGCTTTCTTAATTAAAGTAAAGTTTACACCCTTAAATATGTCTTCGGATATAATTTTACCCGGGTCTACAAAGATAACGGATTCATCATCTTTTTCCAAGCTAATCTGGTCTTCTAGCCACATTTTTTTCATAAAAAGATAGTCTGGATGTGACTCCAGACTATCTCCATAGTGTTCTATTTCTATCATTTACATAACTTTACATAACTTTACATAAATTTACATGTCTGCTATTTCTTGGAAATCTACTAACCCTTTCATACACTGTTCAATCTTTGTTGCTACATACTCTTGGTCTTCCTTGGGTACGTTAAACACGCTTTCACAAGCATGACAACAAGTGTGTAACAAGAGATCATTAGTGATTACTAGGGTATTTTCTGCATAGCAATGAGGACATACATCATCCATAATCATTTCATCAAGTAAATTTTGTCCTACCTCTTTTACTGTGGGAAAGAAAGCTGAGAAAGATTTAAGTTCTGTTCTGATTTTAGGATCTGTGTACTCAGGATAACACTCCATAATCCAGTCATTGTAAGCTTCATATGCTCTTTCATCTTCTGAAGGGTCTAAGTCGTCTACTAGTTCAGAAGGCATTTCTCTACTCCAATAGGTAGATTGCTTGCCTATTTTAGATCCTGTAGATCCTGTAGATCCAGTAGAAGCAGAAGGCTCAAAAGGATCTTTAGTCTTAGACTTAGATCTTAAATCTACCCATTCTCCAGACATCGTATCGTAATGCCAATCATCATCGTCATCATCAATATCAAACATATGAATTTGACGACCTCCATAACCGATAGGGGTAGAGGTAGACTTAACTTTAGATCCTCCGTAAGGAAGTTCTGATGAGTAGGTAGGCCTGGGAAATGTAAGCGGAATATTCCTTTCTGCAAGCATTGTAAGCATCTCATAAGCAAAGCTAAAAGCATTGATTAAGAGTGCTACACTTGCTACCTCAGTATCTGAATGCTCGTTAAAATAACCGCACAATTGTGTTATCCTAGGGACTCTTTATTCCCTAGTTCTTATACTTCCTATTAGTATAAGTTCAGACTATATCATTATCTTAGAATAATTACTTGGTAGTAAAACTAAGATATTCTGCGCTCGTGGATATTTCTTCTTCAGCACCACCTGTTAAGAATACTTTATCTAGTCGTTACACCTTTACAATATTTCTATTGCACTTGGCTCGGGATTGGGATTCTCACCTTTCCCCGAATTCACAGAATTTGCGTATGTAGATCGCTCTACATAGGTCCTGAATAACTCGAATTTATTTAATTTACGTTGTAATGCTAATTTATAATCAACTGGTTTTATGAATTCCCAAAAAGGTAAAACAGACTTACGTTTTATATGTAAGTAAGTTATTCCTGCAGAATTCATACGACAGTAAGTACCAATTTCTTTTGGAAGCCAACTAAGTATTAAGTCTAGTATATCAGTAGTTTTACTACACATATATACGATAGGACTTGCTGCTTTTTGATACACTCCAATACACCCATCTCCGTCAAAATATCCTCTTATAAAATGAGGTCTTAACTCTACAGGTAGTTGGAGATTACCAAAGCCTTCTGTGCTTTTTCTAGGGTGGATTCCTTGGTTAAAAAGATTTTCTACAAATAGTCTATTATGTACATCAATTCTCCAAGCAGGAGTTGACTGATACACTTTTTTATTAGACGAAATAATAACCTCTTTAGATTTATAATACTTTAAATCAATAGAATGTTTGATCTCTAAAACAAGAGTATCAAGTATATGCTTGTCTTGTTCCTGAAGACCTAAAGAAAAAACATAAGAGTTTCCACTTATTTTATCTTTCTTTATTCTTATACATCCATCAGCAGCAATTAGTCCTAAAAAATAGGCTTTTGCTTCTGTATCTATGATTTTAAAATAGTCTACGTCTAAAGACTTGTTAATTTTAGGTCCGGTAGGGAGATTGTATCCCGTTTTGTAGATTCTTTTTATAGGATATTCTAATCCTAGCTTACTCCACTCTTTTCTAATTAACTCTTTTCTATGTTTAAAGTGTTTTTGAACTTTGTTTATGTCTTTACACTCTAAGTAGTAGTCATAAGCTAATTTGTAGTTGATTATATTTAGTTTTCCCATGTATATTGCTCACACAAATATACACATATAAATTTTTTTGTCAAGTTATTGGTTAAGACAGATTGTGAGAAGATACTTTAAGACCTCTTTTACGAAGACCACCAACGTCAGTTGCTGTACCTGAGTTAAGAGAGTAACCATACTTCTCCATCAAAGGCTCAATTAAATGATAGTGATCTGGGTTAAAAGTCTGAACTCCATTAGTAAACTTGATAAAGTCATTGGTATAAGACCTACGATCCAGCTGAGTAACCACTAGTGAGTTGTCAAAGAAAGACATATCACAGCAGTTAGTACCTACAATTCCTCGTTCTTCGCCATAGGGTAAGAAAACTTTACAAGCAGGCAACATTTTAAGCATTTGGATAGCAAAGCATACACCTACTGAGTCATCGAGACCTAAGCCACATTGTTCACCTGTAGCATCATCAAAGCCAAAAATCCACTTATCTGTCTTAAAGATACGCATACCTACATGATAGCTTTGAGCTGTGTCATAATGGCCTACAATAGTAGGATAGAATTCAGCTTCTCCTTTAGTGCAATAGATATTGCCACCTTTCTCTTCTACTGTAACACCTTCTATCTTAGAGATTAACTCTATAAGCCATTCCTTCTTCAGTGCTTCCATTTCTGGCTGATAAGTAGGACTTTGCTGATACATGATATCAAATAGTAGATCAAAGTCTACAGGAAAATCTCCTTTAATAGTGTGGTCTATACTTTCGAGTCGGTTAACGTAACTGCTAACATAAGATTTTGTCATTTTGTTTTATTTTAGTTTGTTTGTTTAATTTAATTTAATTTAAAAAGGCATCTCTCTAGGAGCTTCATCAGGAATCTGTGACCACATAGTAAACTCAGCTTCTCCTTGAGCACTAGCTTCCATAGCTTCTGAGTCGTTTCTTACCTCTTCTAAAGAGATTTCCATGTTAGGCACAGGTATTTCTGGAGTCGTTATTGCTTCCATAGCTTGTGAATCAGTAATAAGATCAGTAACTAGTGCTTCTAGTGTTTCACGAACTTGTTCTACTATTGGATTTGATCCTGTGGTTGGCCATGTGTTTAATCCTGAAATTGAACTTGAATTTAAGCTAGTGTCGTACATATTATAAGCAGTAGCGGTTAGATATCCAGTAGGAACAGTAAATGTTGAATATAGTGTACCTGAATTTGCATTTGTTTCATATTGAGCCTGTTCTTCTCTTCTGGCTCGTAGTGCTTCAAGTGCTGTTCTTCTTTGTTCTTCTTCTCTTCTACTAACTTCGTCAGAGTCATAAGCTTCTTCAGGGATGTTTGGATCATTCTTATGATAGAAAAGATTTCCATCAGTAAAGTAGAAGTCTTCATCTAGAATAAAATAACCGAAACCATTCTCATACTCTCTGAGCTGATCGTCATCCTGGTGAGCATACTGTCCGTTATTTAGCCTAATAGTCCTAGATGTAAGACTAGTTTCTCCGTCATAAGTTTCTATCGAATCGTCTTCTGTTGAAATGTACGAATCATCTACTTCACAATAAATGTAACAATTACTGCAAGCTTCTTGACCTTCGTACTCACCTGCAGTAAGATAAGTAGCATCATCTTCTTCAATTTCTGCACCGCAACAATGACACTGTACTCTGTCGCTTGTATTGTATCGACTAAAAGCACCTCCAGTAGATCTAAACTGCCAATACTCATCCCTAAGATATTTGTTTGTTAAAATCTTATTGTTAGGATCGTAGTTGTGTAGAGTATCTACGTAAGGAAAATGTTGAATACCTGATAAGTCAATGTTCAAAGAGAAATCTTGATGAACTTGAAACAGAGTCTCATAACCAGCTCCTATTAATGTGTTCTTAAGCAAGTTATGAGTCTCGTCATTTATAAAATAAATGCGGTCAAACATAAACTTGCCATTAATATTCCACATAATACAACGAGCAGCAATCTTACCTGATCTTTTAAGTACAGCCATCTTTACTTTGTCTGGATACTTAGTGTAGATTTGGAAATACCTCTGACAGTTATAGTAACGCATACAAGAGTTGCCTAGAGTGCCTGAATGTTGATAGTAGTTATCTTCATAGTAAGCATCTTTAATATCTTCTCCTTCGATGATAGCAAAATCGTACAGAGGATTAGACACAGTAATCAAAGAGGCATAGGCTTCTGCAAATGCAGTAACTTCTCTATCTGAATACTTGTCTCCAAACAACCTACGTACAATCTTACCAATAGAAGTGTGATAACGCTTCTTAAAGTTCCATACTTCTTTGATTACTACGGAAGTATTTTCAAACTCTACAGCTACTACTCTATCCCAGTTATTCGGACGTAGATACATTCCTTGTCTACCTACTTCAAACCCACCTGTTCCTCGAGTTCTAGAGTTACGAATGCGGAGTAGTCCTGATTCTTCGGATAGATAAGTGTTTTTAAATTCAATAGAATAAGCTTGAGCCGGTTCATCGTTCCAGAATTGTTGCTCAAATGTTGCAGTACTATCTTGTACATGATCAATAGGATAAACTCTGTCATCTAAGTGTCTAGAGGTTAATCTTAATTGATATGTATGGGTTAAGTCATCTCTAGTAGGGTTTTCTGGCATAGCCATTTTATCTCTACGTCTACCTTTTTGAATATAGATTTTAAGAATAGTTCCTGGACGAATCATCTGCATTGTGGTTTCTTGTCCTGCGAGTCTTTCTTCACGGTCCTTATCTAGATAAGAAATCTTAGTATAGTCCGCTTGAGATAAACCTAAATAGTTACAATACTTTCCTTCTGTAGGAACATACTTAAGACTAAGAATCTCTCTGGCTATTGTTTTTGCTTGTTCAGAACAGTTGCTTTCGATTAGCTTGTTTAAGCGACTTTTTAAGTCTTTGTGTAATACAAATTTGTCTCTTACTACCTTTGTTTTTCTTTTAGGTAAGCTAGCAAGTGACTGAGCAGATACTTGAACAGTATTTGCTGTTTCCATAAACTCCATTGAAAATGGATCGTCAATGATTTGAGCTGCAATTAGCTCCTGTGATTGTGAATTAGGCATATTGTTTTGGTTTAAATTGTTTTTAAAATAAAAAAGCACCCCTAGAGGTGCTTTCTGTTAATTCTTTGTTTTAATTTAAATTTCTTCTGGTTTCTTTTCGCTGTCTCTTTTGTAACGATGAGCTAGTAGTAAGTTCTTTTCTTGTAGTGCTTCTTTAAAAGCTCTGTCTCGTTCTTTTTCTGAGTAAAACTTGTAATCTTCATTCTTCTTCATAGTCTTTACAATCAAATGGAATTCTATGACTGTACCTTCTTCGCTTAACGTATACTCCATGATACAAAGTTAAGGCAAAATCCCTAGTAAGTCTACTACAAAACCTATTAATACGGAGAATACGGAGACAAAGAGAAGAGAGAATGCGAAGAATTCGTTACTAGTCATTCGATTAGTATCCTTAACTTTTCTTCCAATATTCTTACATGCTTCTTTCATTGATGTGTTGTTTTACTTCTTGCCAGAATAAAATTGCATTGTGCATGGAGCGATCATTTGCCTTAACATAGTTATCCATATCTCTATACTCAGAGATAATCTTGTCGATAGTGTAGTTGGCAATCTGTTTAAATCTGTAGTAATCCATTTGAAAACCTAATGTCTTCATAATTTCTACCTCCATTGCAGCAGCTTGTTGTTTGGGACTCATGTTACAAATATACTAAAATCTACAACTTAAAGTTTTTCTGCCTTCTCTTCGAACCTATATTTTAACTCATCTTTAAACACCTCTTTGTAAAAGTCTGAAAGTTGGTGTTGAGTTTTTAGTATAGCTTCTATGTGATCAAAGTCTAAGTCTTTAATTGGTTTGTAAACTAAGGGTTGTTTTCCATCCTTACCTCTTGTGCCCCAATGAACAGCTTCTCTTCTGGTTAAGTGTGAGCCATCGTCATAGACGCTTAACTCTTCAAAAGTTCCTACATGCCTTCTAAGATAATCTGTTCCTCCATCTACCATAAGAACTTCTTTAGTAATGGTATCCTTGTAGGTCACATAATCATGTCGATTATAAGAAGTAAGGATAGTACCATCGGGTGTTTTAATCCTATTTAAAAGGATTTTCTTTTCCGTAGTCATAAGTTAGTATATAAGCTGGTTTAATTGTTGTTGTAATGCTTCCGTTAATATCAACTGTCTCACTTCTACACTCATAGGTTTTAAATTTGTAACCTGCTTTAGTAAAGAAGTTAAGCGAACCTAAGTTGTTGGCTTTAACTCTTGTAATTACAGTTACAAAGTCTTTTGTCTCTTCATGGATACATTTAATAACATAATCCATTAGAAAAGTTGCATAACCTTGTCTTTGGTATTTCTCTGCTACATGAATGAAGTTAATACGATAGCATTCTTTTTTCTTTCTAATTAACATTACAGCTACTATATCAAGTCCGTCTTGGATAGCATGCACTGTTAAAGTAGGGTCGTCAAACGACTTTTCTGTAAATTGTACTCCAAAATGATCTGTAATAAACTGAAAGTATCTAGGATCTTTCTTACAGTAATACGAAATTTGGGTCAGCATAAATAATTTTGTTTTCTGCTTTAAATACAGCTCGCTTATAGAGCTCTCTAAAAGCGTACCTGTGAAGTCCTAATTGTCTTCCTGCTCTCCCATAGCTATAGCCTAAGTCATCTCTGAGGATAAGGGCAGCATATTGCTTAGCAGTGAATCCTTTTAAATCTAATTTAAGTTCTTCCATTAGTCTAGATATTATAGTCTGAGTATTTAAGTCCCCATTGTACATTGAACCAGGCCATTTCTTTCTCTGCTAACTTCTTAGTCATCTTAAGATTAGTACGTAAGTAAGCTACTCCCCACTTTCTCCATTCTTCTGATTGAGCAGTAGTCATAGTCCACTGAGTAAACCAGTCATCTTTACGGTCTTTAATGTCATCATAAGTGACTTCATGACCTGCAATAACAAACATCTGATTGATGATGTCTATTACTGCTTGTTGTCGTTTTTGTTCTCTTGTTGTCCGTGCCATAGTTCGTATGTGCTATTTGAGGTTTCAAACTTAATATAATCGTCTTGTTCTTTTAAGATTTCTGTAATAGAAGTTGTTAACCAAGTAAAACTAAATCTATGTGGGTCTAAGATACAAGATAGGCCAACAGCAGGTTTGTCATGTAGTTTTCCAAAAGTACCATCTGGTTTCCACTCAACCCATCCAACTTTATCACCAAAGTTAAGTAGATTATCTCTTTCTCTAACCAGTTTATACTTGTAGCCAAGAACTTCTAAAACATTATCTTCCGTTAATGTCATAGGTATTTTGTCTTGTTTAATCTTGCTCATAGTTTTTCTATTTCTTCTTTTACTTGTTGCCAATATGGATAAAGTACTTCACGATCGTAATCGTAAATTCCTACAAGCATATTTAGAATCTCATCAACCGCAATCAATGCACATTCTTTTGCAAAAAAGGCATTACCATTTGTTTGGATAAACTTATTTAGTAATTCTTGTGCTTTTTCTTTTGGTGTCATAGCTTTTCTATTTCTTTTAACATTTCTTTATGGTGCTCTATATGTTCTCTGTTTTGCCAACTGTGGGCTTCTAGAGCTAATATAATCCTTTCAAGAGTTAACTTAGCGCACATTACAGCTTCCTTAAACCGAGACTCACAACTGTTAATCCCGGTTTTAAGTCTGCCATTATTAGGTAATCTGTAGTAGAAAGATAAAACTAAATCTTGAGCTTCTGCTTTAGGGGTTAAAGGTTCCATACTCTTACTAGTAGCCTCCAATTCTCCAACTGTTACCTCATCTATAAGTTCTTGTAAGGTTTTAGATGTGTATTCTCTAGCTTTCATAAGTTTCTTTATAAAATTCTGTAAAGTGATCTAGCTCATGTTTCTCATAGCCCTTACGCTTATGCCACTCAAAGTACTTAAACAATACTTGCTCTTGTTCATTAAAGTGCATTGCTTTAGCTAACTTAAGTACTTGTTTATGTCTTTCGTTAAACTCCTTGTTTTTTATTTGCCCTGTTAGGTAGTCAAAGTTTAAACTTGCTAGTTTATTATCTAGCCACTCAATGCTATTTTGTTTGTCTTTACTCATAGGTACCTCCTCTGGTTTCTAGTATTGGACTGTGAAGTATTAGTTTGTCTTCTGGTTTTACCCACATGGAAGCCGTGAATTCTTGAGGTTTAACTTCTCTCATCCAAAATTGCCACCAACGAGGTGTTGATACTGCAGTGAATGTAAAAGATAATTGCTTCCACCCATTTCCTGTTTCTGCAATTACTTTGAATCGGTGTGAGTTATTGTTCATGGTTTATAAATTAAGTGTGCCCTCAAAGATAGTTGTTCTTTTCTTGTAAGTTTCTTTTTGTATCCAACAAAAAAACTTCGAGGGGTTGCGTATAAATAATACTTATTATTACTGGCGTGATCTATTGCGATTTTTGCCATAACTTTCCAAGGGTATAACTTTACTGGGTATGGTCCACGAGGTAAATATTTAGTTGTCATCGGCAAATTTAGCGTTGTAATACTCAGCACCACTCAAATAACGTGGTCCACCTGTCTCTCCTGATAAATAATCCTCTTCATATGCTTTGATTATTATGTCTGACTCTTTATCTAATAGCGACTCAGCGTTTTTAATAGCTAATCGGTAAGCATAAATCCAACTTATAGATTCCCCATCATCAATAGCGTTTTGTAATTGTTTTCTAAGCCATATAAGATGATCATCTAGTGCTGTTGTTTGTTTATCGTTACTCATAGTTTTTTTGTCATTAGTTCTTCTAACTGTTTCTCTAGTCTTTCTACACTACCCCAGATAATAAAGGCTTCTGGATCTGCTTGCTTAATAAAGTAAGCGAGTTCTTTCTGTTTACCTCTAGAGTAAAATCCATGTTCTATATCCTCTGCTAGGTCTTGTAAGTGCTTAGGAGCATTTATAGAGATACGTAAGTCATAACTTTGCCACTTAGTCTTCCAATCTACAAAGGCAATACCTTTAGTTAGTTTTCTAAGCAAGTTATGCAAGGTCCAGCTACGTACTCTTACAATAGATCTATCACAACCAAATACGTGAAGGAAGCGTAAAAACCACCTAGGGCAGAATTTAGGCTTAGCTTCATGGTCTAATGCAAGTACTAAGGGATAAAGAGCATTAAAGTAATCACCTTCTTCATGCCATAAATGTGTTCCTAAGTAACCATACTTCTCAAATCCTTTGGGAAAGAAGATATAGCGGAAATCATCTAATGTAATGTTACGGGTAAAAATCATACCCTTCTTTCTTCCTCTCCAAAAGAGAAAGAAATACTTAATGTTTTCTAAGCGCTCTTCTAGGGTAGGAGGCTTATAAAATCTGCTGTTTTTGTCTATTTTACCCATGTTTTCTTTTCTTTTTTTAAATTCTTTACGTTGCTGAACTCTTTCTTTAAGTCTTGCAAGTGCATCAGACTGATAGATTTCTCCAAACTCACCATTAAGAAACCTTTCTTTTATGTTCGTCATAATTCTAGTTTTTCACAGGCTTTATCTTTTAGCCTAATAAATTCTTGTTTTAGTTCGCAATAAGCTTGTCTTCTTCCTCTGGTATTCTTTTTTGTACCACAGTGTCGACAATGCTTACACTTTGCATCATAAGGTATAACTACAATACTCATTTGTCTTTTTATAGTTTTATATTATAGTGGGGAAAGTTTTATCTCTCCCCACATAATTTTACTTTACTTTATTTTAAACGTTCTCTAATTTCTGAGAGTGTAGTAGTGTTGTGGAACTCTCCTTCTTTGTAGATGGTTTTAAGTTCTCCTTTCTTTGTAGTTTCCCAATCACAACGATCGTGTAATTGGTAGCTTCCGTTATTCTCGTTTTTGAATACCGCCAACAAACCTGTAGCTGACTTTTTAGTACCGTCATCTGTGATAGGATCTTTAAAGATTTCTCTGCCTACACCATCAATCTCACAGTAAGTTGCTTTCATTGCAAAACCAAATGAATCACGTGTGTTATACTGGTACGTAAATGAGCCTATACCTAATACTACGTTGGTTGAAGCAAATCCTTTTGCCTCTAAACGTCTACAAATTTCATCAGCTCTGTCGATTGTAATTGAATCACCGTAGATAGCTCCAATATGAGAATCGAGAACTTTGTAACCTTGTTCGTTAACTGTTCCTCCAAATACATCCCAAAGAAGTTCAATTACTCCTTTTCTTATAGCTTCAGATGATCTATAAACTTTTTTGTGTTCTATAATATCAAAAATCCATTCAGATTTACTTAAACCACAAAGAATATCAACAGGATCACCTGAATCAGGACGAATAACTAACTTACCATCACGAGCCATAATCTCTTCTTTAAGAGTAACTATATGCTCGGTACAAACTTTCCACAAGTCCCAAGTGTCTGAAACAATAGATAAGATTCCTGTAGGATATGTTTCTAACAACCTACGGAATGTTTCTACTTCATCTTCTTTACCTCCAGCACACATTACTGAGTGTTCGGTTGCATTTACACTGCCACAAACCATTCCTTGTTCATTATAGTATTTTCCAGCACCATAAATAGTGGGCAAAGAATCTGAGCCTAAAAATGAAGTTAAGTGACCTAATCCTGAACTAATCACAGCATCAACTGAGTCCATACCTCTCATTGAGAAGTCGTGACCTTGCCAATCAATAAACCATGCTCTTTCTATGTCTGTTTTCTCCATCCATTTAGTCAATACTTTTCTGTATTGATGAGCAATGGTAGCAGAAGTCATTGGCTTCCAAAGCAGATTAGACAAAATAGTTTCAAGATAATTTGTAATCCAATAAAACTCAGGTAGTGTATTGTAGATAGTTAACACAGGAACCTTCATTGGTACTTTAGTACCTTCTGTTAGTGCCTTAACCTCAATAGGCAAATAGCCTAAGTCATGTAATGCTTCAAAATGAGATACATCATAGTCGGTATTTAAATACAGGGAGAGCTCACGCTTCATCTCTCCGCACACTTGATCTTTAGGTTTAGTAAAGAAATTGTCTTGGAATGCTTCATGCAATTGTTGCATAACCATTTGTGTTCCAAAGACAACTACTTCTTCGCATCCTTTAGGAGCATACTTGTTTGAACGAGGAGTAAAATTAGAGTAAACTAAAGTAGTTCCTTTCGGGTACTGTTGATGATGACCTACCTTGTAGCCATCGGTTAATAATAGTGGGTTCATATTATTTTTTATGTTTTTAAAATACGTTTAATTGTTTAACGAATGAGTGGATTGTTTTGTGTTTTGAGAATGTGTCAACGATACCACCATCTTGTATATCCTTTACACTGTTTGTTGTGTATATACCATCTAAGTATTGAACTAGGTAATCGAATCCAGCACTAAAAATACCATGAGTTACTACTAAGTAAATTTTAGCTTCTGGTCTTTGTTCTTTGATTGCTTTAGCTAACTCAATAAATGTTCTACCTCCATCACAAATGTCGTCTACAATCACATACTTTAGTTCTTCTTCAGTAGTACTGATAGGCAGATTAGGTACTTCAGTCCTAATAATTTCACCTGTTTTTAAGTCACGAACTTTAGCTGCAGTTACTACATTTTCGATTTTAAATTGTTTAGCAACATTAAATACTTTTTTTAATGCTCCAGCATCTGGTGAAACTAGACATACTGCATTAGGTCCTTTGATTTTATCTTCCTCTAAAGCATATCTAACTAAGGCAAAGTTGTTGCTGGGGCGAACAAAGTTGTTTAAACAAGCTTCTAATACGTCTGAGTGTGGATCTAATACGCTTACTACATTAAAGTGTTGACTGTTAATGATAGGACAAATAACTTGTTTTAAATAGTTAATCCCTCCTACTTCAAATTGTCTGTCGCTACGAGCTCCTAAAAAATAGGGAACATACAAACTAACTTTAATACTAGGATCTAAGGACTTAATAGCTTGATTTGCACATATGATTAATTCTAAATCCTGAAAAGAGTTTAATCTAGATTTAATACTGCACCTCTCATCTATAGGAGTGTGAATGCAGATAGACTGTTGACCGTCAGGAAATTTACTTACTCTAAATCTTATCTGCGATTTTTCTGGGTATGCTAAGTTTAGTACCATGTTTAGTTTAATTTAAGTTTAATAAAAAAGCCCTCGGTTAAGAGGGCTCTTCAAATTTTAAGTAGTTGTCTAGGTATCCTTGTATGTTATCTCTTCCTACAGGATTCTGAGAGTGTACAAAGTACTTTGGTAGCCTAACTGCATTGTTCATACAGTATTCTATAAGCCATTTTGCACAATCTAAACCTGTTAACTCTGTACCAAGATCATGGTCAAAACAGATTCCATCAGGCATAGGATTTTCAGTTAGATAAGTTACAAACTCATCGTAGTCTTTTACCCAAGTAACTTTTACATCCTCACCAAAGATAAGTGTGATCCAAACTCTAAATTGTGCTTGAGTAGGGTTACGTAAGTCATCAAGCCATAGAATTTCCTTTGTCATTGCTCTTAGATTCTTTAGTTCTTTTAGTGGTCGTAGATTTACGCTTAGCATTTGCTGCCTTACGTTTCTTTCTTTGAGCTATCTTGACAATATCTTCTTCTATGTGATCATATACAATACTTCCTTCAGGCATATTATTAACTTTTTGTCTAAATAAAAGAAAAAGAATAGCCATAGAGACTGCAGAAACACCAAATAAAATACACAATCCAATAAATATGCTTTCCATTATTTCTGACTTAAGTCTATGGAACCTGTAATGAAGTTAAGTTGCTCTGTGAGATGCATCTCTCCATAAGCACTGTCAACTTCGTAAGTTTTAGCAATCTTTACTACTTTCTCTTCGATCTGTTTTTCTAATGCTTCATTGTGAAGCTGAGACCAAGAGTCTCCGTTGTTAACAGAAATCATTAAGATTGTAGCATTGTGTTTGTCGATCTGATAATTAACTCGATACATAATTAAGTTATTTTGTGTATTTTCTATAATTCCTACTGATTTTTCTTTGCTCCCAGATTAGATGCAGTTGCCATCTGTACCATTTTACTAAGTCTATACCTTTCTCGTTACAGTGGTCTATAAACTGAGGAGTCATCTTGCTTTTAAGCGATACTACCTTCTCCATGGCTGTCGGACAATTGATCATCATCTGCAAAGATACTACAAATAACATCATTTGTTACTTCTTGTTCAGTGATTTCGAACAAAGTAAATACACTGGGTTGATTCTTAAACTCTTCTAATTCTGCTTTAGCTTTAGCAAAGTCTGCTTCAATTAGAATGTCTAGCTCCTTAATGAGCTGTTCTGCTGATTTTTCTTGGTTAGTTTTCATGATCTGTTTTATTTTAAGTTTGTTCTTTGCTATCTTTTTGTATTTTAAGTTTCATAAAGATTTCCCACCTACATAGAATGTTACCCTCACTATCAAACTCACTAATTTCATAAAGTTTTCTAGGTGTAGATATGATATCCCAACCTTTAGACCCTAGTTCGTTTAGTTTTTTTTCTAATTGAGGGATGCTTCCTGTAAAACCACCTAGTCTATACTCAAACTTGTCCATAAATTATTCTCCGTATGTTTGATTATAGTATTGTTCTGCAAGATTAGGAATCCCAATGTAATTAGTGTCATTTTGAGCGAGTAAATCATTTCCAAAATCTACCATCTCCTCCTTGTGCATTGCTTTGGCTTGTTGTTTTAACTCCATGTACTCGCTTACGTCAATACATATATTAACAGTTCTGACTCCTACGGTTTCTTCGTAGGCTTTTCCCTTTTCTTCAAGTTGGTCAATGAATAACTCAATGCTACTTTGTTTATTGTTGCTCATTTGTTACCTCCTTGTACAATTTCAATTAATTTTCTAAGACAAGCAAGTTCTGCTTCACTTCTTGAAGTGTAGGCTTCTTCACATTCAATTTCTTCTTCCCAATCAATTCTAATTAACCAATCAAAATGATTGTCTTTAATTGAAGGTACAACAAATCCCATCAAATCGGTATGCTCATCAAACCATCTAAATGCTTGTGAGAATGTTGGTGCTGCGACCCATCCTTTGAATTCTAAATGATTTTGATAAGTTGCATTAATTTGTAATTGCTTATCAACATCAATGGCAAAACAAGGCTCATTAAACCCAAGTTCTTTAAGTGCTAATGCTTCTTCGTAAGAGACAAATTCCTTGTCCACGCTACTTTGTTTATTGTTCATTTGTTACCTCCTTTGTTTTCAGGGTGAATAGGATTCTTACAGTTACCTTTGTGGCACAAACTATATCTATGACCAGAACTGTATTCAAAGTATTCACAACCATCTATAACAATTAGTTTTAATGGCTTACCACCATCCTGAGTTACAATTGTGGTTGTTTTTCTTGTAACTGTTGCTTCTTGGCAACTACTTACCATTCCGATAAGTAATGTTGCTAATAATAGTTTTTTCATAATCTGTTTTATTTTATTTTTATTTTAAGTGTGTGATTTTGTTTTGATCGTAGTTCTTAAGATTGTCGCTTACCCACTTCTCATCTACTGTGTTAGAGTAACAAAGAATATGTACAGTAGCTGTTTGGTCTGTAGGAAGACGTAAAAGTCGACCAAACTTCTGTTGGGCCTTAGGAGAACCTCCTGAATAAGAGTGTAAGATGATAGCATTTTTAAGATTAGGGATGTTAATACCTTCGCTTAACTGCTCTACACAGGATAGTTTAGTGATTTCACCTGTTTTAAACGCTTCTAAGGGACTATTTTTGTTCTTAGAATGGTGAGAGTCCTTACAGAGTCTTTCAGCTTGATCTATGGTGTTAGCAAAGATTAAAACTTTCTCGTCTTGGTTGATCTCAGAGATAAGTTTCTTAGCGTAATGTTCCTTAGTCTCAAACTGTTTTAAGAAGTTAATTCTTTGGATAGTCTTAAACATTAAGTTTCTAGAGTTAGCGTTTTCTATCTCTCTAGTAATCCAATCATACTGAGCTCTTTCACTAGTCATCCAACCTTGCTTAGTCTTGATTGTCTTATTTCTGTTTAAATCTAAATAGTGGACATAGATACGGTAATCGTTAAGGATTTCGTTCTCTACAGCTTTATCTGTCTTGAATACGTACTTAATAGGATAGTATTCCATCATAAGCTGACCTTTCTCTGAGGTCAAATACTTAGGAGGAGTACCTGTTAAGCCTAAAATTCTTCCCTTATATCCTCTTAAGAATGGAAGAGCACTTGCTTTAAGAGAGTGTGCTTCATCTAAAATAACAATATCATACTCCTCAGGATTATGCTTGGGGAGAGAAATATAGGTAGTGAAGGTAATACGCTCTAGAAGTTCTGCAACCTCAAACTTAGCTGCATCTGCTGTCCAAGACTTAAAGATGTCGACTTTAGGAGCGACTACAAGAACTTTCAGGTGATTAGGTAAGACGTTGATATAATCTAATCCTATCTTAGTCTTACCTGCACCTGTCGCTAATTGTAAACCACTTCTTTTAAACTGTAAAGCCTCTTTAAGGGCTTGATGTTGAATTAAATCTCTTGTTATCATTTATAACTTTTTAACTTAGTTACGTAGGTGGGATCTTCTGCATAGACACCATCTATGTTTTTAAGATACCTCTTTTGGATGTGAGCATAACACTTAATGTTGTCTCTGTAAGTGTCGTACTTGGCATAGATACCATGTCTTCCTACTACATGCTTACATCTATGAAAGGTAATACCAAACAGATTCTTTGCTTGGATACCTACATTAGACTTACCGTGGTTACTCTCAATTCTAGATTGTAAGCAAGCAACTGCTGCTAGGATTACTCCTTGCTTAGTAAGTTCTGCTGTAATTCCTGAATCAGTTAAGACAACATCTTTCTCAGTGATAACTTCTTTTACCACTTTAGTCTTAGTTACAACTTCTGGTTCAGGAAACATAAAAGATAAGCACAATAGTAGTGCAAAGATAACATTAATAGTTAAAGAGATGTGAAAATATCTCTGATAGTTGGGAGCTTTAGAAAAGCTAAGGTCTTGATTTTGTTTGTAATACATGATTATTAATATTAAATGTGAAACATAAATTAAGGCAACAACTGTGCCAATTGGTACTTAAGGGGAGTATCTCTCTCCCCTTAAATAAGATTAACGAACAACAATAGTGTCGTCCTTTACTTCGATTGAAGCAATTTCTACTTGCATAATAATACCCTTAAAGTCAATTGTAAGGGTTCTATTAGCTAACATAGAAACTTGAGAAACTTTAGAAACTTCTAAAGGCATTTCTTCTGCTTTTATAGTCTCTAACGTAACATTAGATTCTACTACTTTGTCTTTTGTTTTAGCCATTCTAGTCTTATGACCTTGAATAGTAGACTTTTTCATCCGTAAGTAGCCGTTCTTAACAGCAAATGAGCGAATAGCTACAACTTCGTTAAGTGTAAAGATTCCTCTCATGATTCCTGCTACTTTAGTCATACTTTTACCTAGTTTCATAAGAGAAACAGCGGTTTTAAAGTCCGACATGTTTACAGATAACCTTTTACGGATCTGAATTTGCTTTTTAGGTCTTCCAGGACCTACTTTGGTGGTTTGAGTTTTCATTCTATAATAGTTTTAATTAGATTGTTTCGTCTTTCCAATTGATGACGTTTACTACTTCAGACTCTTCTATAAAAGTCTTTAAATAGTTCTTACCTACCTTAAAGTCGCCTAGAATAACATCATGGATAACTTCGTAGTCTTGAGGTACTATTATCTCTTTAATGAAGGTAATAGTTTGCTTAGTAGTAGGAAGTTCTCTTAAGCCTCTTAAGTAAGTCTTTTCATCAATCATAGACTTAACTGTTAAGTGTTTGAACATCCTTTTAATCTCTCTTTCTTGGATACGATCTAGCTTATCTAAGCTTGAGTACCTTCCCTTAAGATTGAAAGATTTAAATTGTGGTTTCTCCTCCTTTACGGAGTAGACTTTCTCTGCTACAGTAGCAGTGGAAGTGATTCTTTTTCTCATATGTATTTAATTTAAAAGGTTTCTAGATTAAGTATCTGATTAAAAAGAAAAAGGGAGTCCAATACCTCCCTTTGACGTAATACAGATATGAAAAAGATTTTAACCACTCATTGGTTAGGGCTAATATTGGTTAGCCTTTGGGGTAGAGGCAGAATTCGAATCTGCATTTCCTAAGTCTATGAATTTCACATAGTTGGGGGTTGCCCATGCGGATATAACGCCACTCTACCCAATACGGGGTCCGATATCCGTTTTTCATCTCACTCGGACCAACATGAGCATTCACGGGTTGTAGCACAGACAGGATTTTCACCTGTACGTAACACCTTAATTACAGGCTCTTTTCACGGTGTTACCGAGCCATGCGTGCGTCTATAATTCCGCCACTGTGCTATGTTTGAGGATGAGAAGTCCTCAATGTTGTAGGATTAGATTTATCCTCTTATTAGCAATGATTCCTTTCTCAAGGGAACAACACTTTGTAGTCAGGACAAGAATGACCTTGTAACAGCCGTAATGCGTGCGAAAACCCACATCCAACTCTGTTTGGCTCAAGTGCGCCACCTGACTATAAAAAACCCCAGCAGTTTCTGTTGACCAGACAGGCTTACTGGGGGTTGTTACTAGTTATGTATTCCTAGTAACCAAAATGACCATCGGGCAGATCTTACGGTATGCTTAATGGTACATGGCCTATGAATTCTATTCACAGGGGTGATCTTTACTTTAGTGCATCTACAATAGCACTAAACAATTTGTCTTTCTTCTGCTGGAACAAAGGTAATTGGTCAAATGGAACTAAGCAAGGGTGAGTCTTTTTCTCAGCATCCTTAACGTTTCCATAGACCCATCCATCAGCAATTTTATCTGCACTCCAAACATTGTGTTGTGCATCTGGTCCTGCATCAGGATTTTCTAAGCGGAACTTAACTCCTTTAATTGCTGAATCACGTTGCCAGTCTTCTGCAAATGCCCAATCTTTTTGAGAATCATCTCCTTCAGATTCACACCATGCTTTATTTGCTTGGTGACAAACACAAGCAATCCATTTGATTCTGTTTTCTTTTTTTAAAGCTTCCCATTCCTCTTGAGTGCCTTTAAATTCTACTGTTCCACTCATTAGTCTAAAATTTTACGCCATTTTTGTTGTTCATCCCAAGGATTGGCAACGTAATTGTTAATAGCAGCCATTGCATTAGTGTGATCTTCAAATGCAATCTCTTTGCATCCCACTCTTACAACACATCCTCTGCTTAAAAATCTAATGTTGATTTCAAACTCACGAAGAGCTTCATTGTTTGAAGGTCTCCATTCTTTAGGTTCAGCTACTTTTTCCATTTGTGGTTCTAGTGCTGGTGTCATTGGGGTGTCTTGTCCGTTATCCATAATTTTTTAGTTGTTTTTTAGTGCTTCAAGAGAGGGTCGAACTCTCACTTTCATTACTGAAAACAAGGGCTTAAACCTTGCGTGTATACCAGTTTCACCATTGAAGCATGATACAAATGTAGTACCGAGAAGAGAGAAATCAAAGAAAACGTAAACTTACTCGTCCTTTAGAATTGTTACTTTATCTTTTTCGTAAATGTAAATAGGACCTATATAGCCGTCCTTAATAAGATAAGTCTTTTCACAGTTCTCTAATTTGTAAGAGATGATCATATTCCACTCTGAAAACTTAATCACAAAGCAGTCTAAGACTTTAGGAGGATTAGGATTACCTTCTCCTATAAGATCTTCTACAAACAGTGTATCAGAACACGTTAAGCGTTGAAACTTTACGCAGGTATCAGAACAAAGAGTCCTAATAGGAAATAGTTGGGCTTTTAAGTCTACAAAGCCACTTAAGATTAAAATAAAGAACAGTTTTTTCATGATTAATAAATGTAATAGATTTAATAGGGGAGATTTCTCTCCCCTATTAAATTAGATTAAACTTAGTTAAACTTAGTTAAACTTAGTTTCTACCAAGTTCTCGAAGTAAGCAATGGTTTCTTTAGTTGAATCCAAAGTTGCCTTAGCTGTATCCAAGTACTCTTGACGAGATTGGATGTTTCTAACGTACATGCCGTTGTCAGTGAAGACAGAAGTTGGGAAGATTGCATTGTTCAATGCTTCTTCAGCATCTTCTACTGCAGTTTCATCGTCAACCAACTTAGCTTTCAATGCAGCCAATTGGCCATTGATAGCACTAAGGGCTTTACGCTCAACTTTAGCAGCGATTACACCAGCTTCATCTCCCTTCAAACGGGCAGTTACTTCTTTGATAAAATTTGTTACTTTCATAATTGTTTGGTTTAAATTAGTTTTTGTTTTTTTAAGATTTAATTTTAATTTTAATTTTTTTAATTTAGTTTACTTTTACTCTAAGTAATTTGTAAATAAAGATAAGAACGTTAAAGGTGTTAAATGACCCTAAGTTTTGACTTAGGTTTGGTTTTCATTGTAATAGGAGCTTGTTTGTAAGAAGATAAGGGATCTAAAGTAAGACTAGGTCCACCAACAGAAGCTCTGATGTCTGTTAATACTTGATGAGAAGAGCTGCTGATAGTAACTCCACTAATCCCTATATAACTAGAATCATACTCTTCAAACTCACTCTCAAGCATCATGTAAGTGTGTCCCATTGGAGTAGTTACATTGATCCTATAACAATTCTTTTCTTCTACGAAATGGTCATAAGATGTTACTGTCCCTACAAATCCTCCTTTGTCTTCTCCTGAATAATAGTAACTTCCTCCACAATCTCTAAAGTTTTTGTAGGTCACAGGTTTGCCTACATAAAACTTAGGTTCAGGCTTGGTAGGTTTACTAGGCTGAATAGGCTGAATAGGCTCACTAGGCTTAACTACTTTTCCGTCATATTGAACAAACTCTCTTTCTAGCATACTGTAACAATATCCTTTGCTTGTTGTTACAGATATTTTCCAACAGTTTTCATCTGAGTAATACTCTAAGTAATCTCTAATCTCGCCTACAAACCCTCCTTGACAAATTCCTCCAAAGAAATACTTAGATCCTGGAAGTTCAGAGTGTACTTTGTACATTACCTTATCACCTATATTAAATCTTTTAGGAGGAGAATAAATCTCTCCTGAGATAGGTTCAATTGGCTTAGATTTAGGTTCAATAGATACTTCTTCTGTAATGAAGTAATCATTCTTACTAAATCCCCAACTTTCGTATGTAAAAAAACCATCTGATCTTATACTAGATTTAGGAAGTACTATTGATTGACCTAAGTACTTATTCATATCACCACGAGAGTTCCATCCTCTAGGAGCAGTACCATTCCAAAGACCTTTATCTTTAAACTCTTGTTCAGTTAAGAATCTAACAATCACAGTTTCTTCTTTGGGCTTAGTTGAAAGTACAATATCTAAGTCTTTTGGTTCAATATACCAACCATAACCATCTGTACATTGACCTTGTAATGTATGACCACTCATGTACTCGTCAAATTCTACTCCTACATTACCTTCTCCTGTCTCACGTACAGTACCTGTTTTAAGATAACCAGGAATACTTTTATTAATACATTGTACACGGTCTCCAATTTTAAATTTATGCATAGGTTTTTCTTCGGGTTTAGATTCTTTTGTAGGTTCAGTATGGTGTTTGATAAATTGAGGCAGTAAATACCAGCCTTTTCCATCAGGACAATGTCCATTACATTCATGACCTCTAGAGTAGTCGTCATAAGCAACTCCAACACTATTTCCATCAAAATGTACAACAGTTCCTGCTTTGTTAGCCCTAGGACCACTAGTCTCAATAGAGATTACTCTGTCACCTAAAGTAAAACCATGCTGAGATTCAAGCTTAGGTTTTTTTACGTCTCCATAGTAAGGCTCAAAAGTACCTATAAAAGGCCATCCTTTCTCTTCTCCATCAATTCCTATAAGGAAGATAGGCTGATTACCTTTGTAGTCTTTAGGCTCCATCCTGTCGATAGTAAAGATAGATCCTATTGGTCTATATGAAGAATCTCCTCCAATAATTTTTACCTTATCACCTACTTTAAGATCTTGCCATTGCCAACCTATAGGAGATTCTGACTTAGTTTCTGTAACGGTAGAAGTTGTAGAGGTTGTAGGAGTAAGGATCATTTGACAAGTGTAGTCAAAGCTTTGTGTTTGACCGTCTTTTCTTTTTACTCGCCAATAGTCTTTACTAGTTCCTTTATCATAAATAGTTCCTCTTTTGTTAGTCCAATCATCATAGTCTTGAGTAACAATAACATTATCTCCAGGTTCAGGTGTCCAGTGAGGATAGATAAGCTTCCAGTTCTCTGCTATTTCTTCAGCTGTAGCATACTCCCAACCAAGTCCATGTGAAGATACTTGGTGATTTAGTTCTCCACCTTTAATAACATTAAATTTAGTACTACCTACTTGAATTCCAATACAACCATAAAGAGTAGAACAAAAGGGAGAGCCAGTTACTTTAATTAGTTTTAAGTTTGCCATAAGATTATTCTATTTTATGAATGATAGGATACTTACTTTTATCTTTTAACAACTGTTTACGTGATGACACCATTGCTAGTGCTTGACCTAAAGTTTCACACTTAGATTGATGAGAAGATCTTTTTTCCCATATGTGTCTAGGAAAACAATTGTCTATGTATCTCCAAGGATGAAAGATACTTAGTTTTTCTTGAGGATAGAAAATTGATTCTCCCTCTTGTAAGATTCTGTATTTTGCCATAAGTTTAGTTTTAGTTTTAAGTTAAAAGAAAGGGCCATTTCTGACCCTTAAAAGTTAAAGTTCTGCATCACCTAAGTCATCAAATGCATCTTCTACATCTTTCTTAGTTGATTTAAGGTGTTTTTTAGTTGCTTCAGCTTCTTCACCTGTGACAACATTTACTGCGTCTTTTACTACAGCAAGAGGAGTTAAGGCAGTCTTAACTGTTGCGCTGATAATGTTTGAAAAGAATCCCATAGTTTTAGTTTTAGTTTTTAAGTTTAGTTTTAAGTTTAGTATTCCCTGGGTGAATCGAACACACCTTTTACAGAACGAAATTCTGTTGTACTACCAATATACGAAGGGAACAAATACACTTTAACCTTGAGTGAGAAGGATTAGTTTAATTAATCTATGCCTACTTCTTTAGCAGCATAGTAAGCAGAGAAAGTTCGGCTTACACCTTGCTTCCTGAAATACCTGTAGAAATCCAAGAACTCCGCTAAGAGTCCATAAGATTTAGCTACATACCAATGTTCTAAGAATTGATCTCTCATAACGTGATTAAGTTAAGTTCTTCTTTAAGTTCATTAAAGGGATTGTTTTGAGTATGATCATCAAGTGCCTCCCTAATTTCTCGCTTATGTTCTAAATAGTCACCTAAAGAGATAACATCTCTCTCATATAACTCATCTAATC